CGACGTCGCAACGCTAAATTTCGCGCATAGATCGCCGCTAGGCAGCGTTTGCGTTTCCACGTCACGACCTAGCTTACCAATCAAAATAGCTTTACTTAACGATGTCATAGTCAGTCCTTTTTTCTGCTCCAGTCAATTGAGAAATCAAATTTTCAACGTCATCAAGAAAACTGCGCACCTCAAGCTGCATCAGCTTAATTAACTCATCGTTTCGGGCAACGCGCACAATAAGCAACTGCATGGCAGGCTTATAGCGCGGATCAAATGACACAAAATCGCACCAAGCGCGTTGCGTGCAGGCTAGCTGCCATTGGATTTGCCAATTATATTTATCGTCCACTTTGCGATGCAACAGCGTTTCGAGGTGCGTGGTCGACTCTGGGCACTTAATCTCAACAATTCCGTCTGGATAAATTAGGCCGTCTGGCGAGGCGCCAGTGTTTCTAATCGTCGGATGATCAATAAAACCTGTTTCTTCGACAATTGCGCCGGTATGCGCTTCATACGCAATTCGCGCCTCTGCTTCGTGCTCAATGCCCCACTGCATTGCGGCATTGACGTAGTGATTTTTTGTTTGACCTGTAAGACGCTCGACGCATAGGTCAATTAGGTAGTCTTCTCGCTTGGCCGAGTACCCACTTTTTGTGCGCGTCATGATATCAGCCATTCGGCTCGCCGTTGCCTTGCCAAGACGCGCCTCAAACCATTCAGGTGTCTGCTGCATTTGCTTGCCTTATTGCATTGACGCGCAAAGTGGTGAGATTTTTAATCCGGTTGTATTCCGGGCCGCTCTTCGCGCCAATAACGCCAAGAGCATTTTTCCATATTACCTCTAATTCTTCCTCCGTCTGTGCACCTTCAATGCTTGCCTGGAAGTGCTCCACCGCTGACTTAGGTTTTTGAGAATCTGTGGCCGCTTGCCCATCGTCATCTTCGCTCGCTATTCCGAGACAGGCCATAAGGCTGTAACGGCGAGCATACGTCAGAGCGCTTCCAAACCCTTGCGGGTCATATTTCACTGCTGGCATTACCAAATGGCCGCCAGACAGCATTTCGCCGGACGTGTGCAAAAGAATTGTTTCGACGTGCACTTCCTCCTTCGCCGCGTGTGTAAGCTGCATGAGCGCAATACCATTGGTGTTCAGACTGTCAGTCACAGCGGAAAGGCAGGTTGCAAGATCGGCGTACTTATTTTTATAGTATACGTTGACTGTTGTCTTAAGTGCTTTTTGAAAGCCTGCCTGCGCTTTTACGAACGCCGCAGCAATCTCTTTCATGTATTTAACTCCATAATTTTCGCTGTCCAAGCACGCTCCCAAAGCATCTCATAGGTGAGACGCGCACCTATCGCTTTGAGATAATATGTTGGCCTAATTTCGCCGCCTACCGCAGCCCATAAATTAGGCTTGCGGTAATGTGGCACATACGTTTTGTGCCGCAAGACAAATACTGGCTGAGGCACGCGCTGCGCAGGCAAAGCAAGCGGGTCTACAGCGTCATTCACGGTTTACAGATTGCTCAGCTTCATATTTACGAGATGCTTCAATAGCGCCTAGAGCATTAAAATATCTCGCCCATTTGTCTGACCACCACTGATCATACCTTTCCTTGTCATCGCTGCTGTACCCTTTTTTTGCTAGCCCATTCTTTAAAATATCTTCAACCGTATCGGTCATAACAATCAAGTTAGCTCTAAGTTGCAAGAGATGATCTAAATCGTTTTGTGGTTGATCGCGCGACTCGATGTAGTTGCTGATCAGATTCTTGTAGGATGTAGTTGTGTGCATGTCAATTCCTTATTGAGACATTGTTGTTTGTTTAGCGCGCAGCAAGGGCTTCTTTGCCGGCTTGCGTTGTGTAATAACGCACCCCTCCTCTTGGCCCCGTCCTGCGCGGCTCAAGCCAGCCTACCGTGACAAGGCGGTTAATTACGTCATAGTCGCTGTAGCCCCGCGCCCTCCTAATAATGGCCGCGCCGTCGACAAGTCCAGCAGTAAGTTTCTGGTGCGCTACTGTAAAACGCGTTCCTATGCGTAGCGCAGGCCTAAGTTTTTCAATTGTTTCGGCATCTATCTTAGCGCCAGCTAGCGGCAGTTCTTTGGTCAAAATGCCTGCGCGTTCGGGTTTTATGGTGCTGAGTTGCATATAAACTCTCCTAAATAAAAAAATAAATCAACACTAAGTAGTTACAGCATCGAACCGGGAAGGTCGCCGTTAAAGCGTGCGCGCAGCACAATATCGGCTGCACGCTCTTCAGCGTCGATGGGCCACTGCTGCCCATCGCGGGGCCATTCCTGTGCCTGATCCCAGAGTTGGCGGGCGCGGCGCAGTGTCGGAGTGCGCCCGACGGCGGGAGTGCTAGAGACAATCGTCCCCATGCCATATTCAGCCGCAAGTGCCTCGGCTGCGGCACGGGTGGGCGCAGTGATTGCCGCGCCTGTGGTTGTCTGCCACTTCATACCCTCACCTCCACCCACTCAAAACGTGCCCCCTCGGGTAGGGTGGTCGCCCCCTCGGGCAGGCGTGGTCCCACATACTGAGCAACGTACAGCACGTCACCTGCATTGAGGCGCAGGGTGGCCCGGTTGAACGCAACTCCCAACACACTGGCAGTGTCGGGATGGCCCACGACTGACACCATGTGTCTGGTGTCCGGTTCATTACACGGCGCTATGCGCACCGTCGGCAAGAGCTCCCTTGGGACCATCCCGAGGGAAAAGGCATTACTTACATAAATCATTTTGGGCCTCCGTTGCGCTGCGTTAGGCAGCAGAGGCGATGTTAAGCTAACTTGATCTAGGCTGTCAAGTACGCTTGAGACTTTTTCTGTAAGCGTATGTAAGGGCTAGGTTGTCTGCTATCAAACGCGAGCTGCGCTGAAGACTTGCCTGATGCTGCAAGGGCTTTATTGAGGCGGCCTGCAAGGGTCATCGCGAAAGCCTGATTTCAAGGAACCGTCAAGCCTACTTCACCTGCGCGGGCGTTGTCAAGTCTCAAGCGAGCATCAAGCCTACTTGACACGCAACAAGTTGGCTTGTAATCTCATGCCAAGATGAAGGTCACTGAAGCCATCGAACTTGCTGGGGGTAGGCGCGAGCTTGCCGAGCTGCTGGGCATTAGCCTGCAGGCGGTTTGCCAGTGGCGCGATGCGCTCCCGCAGGCGCGAGTTTGGCAGTTGCAGATTTTGCGGCCAGAGTGGTTTAAGAGGCGCAAGCCGTGAGCGTCCGCATTACGTCTAGAGTGTGGTCGCACTTCAAGGGCAAAGGCAGCGCCTTGCTCCTAATGCTCGCGCTAGCGGATTACGCTGACGAAGAAGGAAGGGCGTGGCCCGGCATTGACGCGATCGCTCGCAAGACGAGACTTAGCCGCAGACAGATTCAGCGCCTAGAACGGAGTTTAATTGAGCAGGGCTTTTTGCGTGTCTTGTCAAACCGCGATGGCGGCGCTCAAAACACAAAAGTTCTACAACTTGTGATAACAGATGTTATGCACAGGGGTGACGCTGATGTCACGGGTGACATTTTAGCAGGGGTGACAAATCAAGCAAACAGGGGTGACATAGCTGTGTCACCCAAACCATCATATAACCACCATAAAAAGAAAGTAAAGCGCACGCGCGCTCTTGTGAACAAAGCGCTGCCAGAAGACTTCTGTCCTTCCGACGATCATGAAAGTCTTGCAGCAGACCTCGGGCTAAACCTGCAAGCTGAGTTTGTCAAGTTTAAAGACCATCACGCAGCCAAAGGGTCAACCTTTAAGGACTGGTCTGCTGCCCTGCGTACTTGGCTTCGCAACGCTGCGGCATTTCGAGACACCCGAGTCGCTGCTGTACCTCAACCTCCTCCGCGTAAGTGGCGCGACGTAAAGCAGGAGTGGATCAATGCATTCCGTAACCAAACCGAGCGAAGCAACGAAATCGTCAGCTAAGGATCACGCTATTGCACAGCGTGTTTTAGCGCGTCTGTCAGCGCTTTTCGGGGACGCGTTCGTTCGTCAGTGGAGCGCTGTCGACCCAGAGTACATGCAGCAAGTCTGGGCTGAGTCGCTGCGAGGATATACCCCTGACGAGATTATAAGGGGTCTGAGCGCTTGCGCGCGTCAACAGTATGCGCCAACCGTTCCTGAATTTTTATTGCTCTGCAGGCCGAATTTAGACGCTGAGGCGGCATTCAGAGAGGCATGCCTGCAGTTGAGTTTGCGCGATCAAGACCGCGACACTTGGTCGCATCCTGCAGTTTACTGGGCCGCGCTGGATTGCGGCACTTACGATGTACTGCACTCAAGCTGGCCGCAGATAAAAACACGTTGGACTGCTGCGCTTCAAAAAAACTTAGCTAACTTGTCATTGCCGCCTGTTCCGCAGCGCTTGCGGGAATTACCCGCACCGCGCATGACGCGCGAGCAACTCCTAAACCTGCAGGCACAAATAAAGGCGATGCTCAATAAGCGCGCCGCGACAGCTTGAGTTGCACAGAATGTCAAACAAATTGTCTCTACCAGCTCAAATGCAAGGAGTGCCGTGCACGTCTTCTATTACGAGCAGGCCAGAAATATCGTCAGGTGACGCTGTACGTCCTCGATCGATTTGGTCCGCTGGAGGAACCTCAGCAAATCATGGACGAAGTGCATCGTCTAGAGCAAATTTCCAAAGACAACATGGGCAAGCAATTGCGAGGCTTGTCGCGCGAGCTGCGGCGCAAGGCAACCCGAAAGACTTAATTCGGGTAATAAAACACGTAAAACGATTATTAAAACTTTTTATGGGGTGAAGTATGGCACTAGGTAATGAAGAACTGCGCAGCGCAATCGATTGTTTGATAATACGCAACTTGCAACTGCGACAATTTCTTACACGACTGCTCGACAATGAGGATCACTTTGGGCGCATAACGACAGAAGATGTGCAAGACGAGATTAGAAGGGTGCTTGCTTTTGATGAAAATCTCCTATCAGATTAGTGTGCCCTGGCCCCCAACAATCAACACTTACTGGCGGCACGCAATTTTGCGCAATCGTGTTGTTGTGTATCGGACCCCGCAAGCAAAAAACTATATTGAGGAAGTTGTTTGGCTCGTTAAACAAAATCCAGCGGCAATGTTTAATGGATGGGTCGAGTTAACGCTGCATATGTTTCCGCCAGACGCGCGTCGTCGTGATCTTGATAATCCGTTGAAAGTGTTGATAGACGCGTTGACGCAGGCTGGTCTGTGGAAAGACGACTATCAGATAAGAGCGATTTCCGCGAGACGGTTTGAGAAGCAGGATCAAGGCAGGGTTGATTGTTTTGTGGTTTGCGATGGCGCTTAAGTTTAATCGACGCGCGCAAAACCCAAAAGGGCAATATGAGGATAAAAGAACAGGACTTAAATGAAAGCGGCGTCGACCCGATGGTTGTGTTGCGGGCAGCAGTCGACGCGATTGTGGACCGCAACTTAAGGATGCGCGCGCTTTTGCATCGTTTGCTGGATTGCGAAGATTTGGGGTATGCGTGTACGCAAGAGGTGCGCGACTTGATAAGGGCTGAGTTAAAACATGGAAGGTAAAAACCCAACGCGCTGAAATTTTATTTTAAATGAATGTAGCGTGGCAAATAAAAAAACAGATTAGCTTAAGTTTAGTGTTTTGCACGGAGCAACAAATTGGCAGTGCCTACAGCAGCAATGGCGGCAGAAGCGCGACGAGGTCTTGACTGGCGTAAAGAGTTTGGACGCGGCGGCACGGCTATCGGCGTAGCGCGAGCGCGCGACATTGTCAACCGGCGCGATCTGCCAGTCAGCACCATTAGGCGCATGAAATCGTTTTTTGCGCGGCACGAAGTCGACAAGCAGGCGCAGGGCTTTAGGCCGGGCGAAGAAGGATATCCGAGCGCAGGGCGCATAGCCTGGGCTTTATGGGGCGGCGATCCAGGACAGTCTTGGGCAAATGCCAATGCCGACGACTCCGATAAGTAGAAAGTGCGCGCAGCTCGGCTGTCAGGAAAACAAGTCGCCCCCTAGTATGTGGTGCTTGCAGCACGGAGGCGGCAAGGGCGAAAAAGCGCTGCAGACGGCAGCAATGTACAAGAAGGCGCAATGGCAAAAGCGCCGTGCGATTGAACTGTCAAAGCAGCCTTTATGTGTCGCGTGTCTAGCAAGGGGTAAAGTGACGGCAGGCGACAGCGTTGATCACATATTCCCGCACCGGCGTGATGCGCAGCGGTTTATTAAGAATCGTTATCAGGTGTTGTGCCGTGCGTGTCATACAGCAAAAACGGTGCTTGAGAAGCAGGGCAAGTATGTCGACTTTGCTCGAAATAGGACATACACAGATTCTGACTACCTCGATGGCGACATCGGGGACACCGAGGACAAAAATCTGCAGCGTGATTCTGCGCAGTGAATCTGGACAAGGAAACTTTTGAAGAGCGCGCAGCCATTATGCAATACGATGGCGGTCTGTCGCGAGCTGAGGCTGAAGCGGCAGCGGCTGTAATTGCACGCGCAAATTGCGCAGACTGTCTGCATGAGACGCGGTTCAAGAATTGTGGTCGACCAGTCGAAGCGAAGCTGTCGGCAACCTTTAGGTTGATTGCTCATCCTAGGCAGGGAGCAGGCTGCTTGGTCTTTGAGCCAAAGCTGCCAGAAGAAACATTGTTGTTGCTCCGGCGAGTTGATGCGGCGCTAGCGGCCAATGCAATTGACCAAAGCGATGCAGACATCGCACGCGCATCAATCAAGGAGCACAGCGCAGATCCTTCCTACCTCAAAGAGTGGGCGACGCTTCTCAAGAGCTGCATGCAAGCTCAGCAGCGCAGCGGGTTGCAGAAATAACTTAATTAATTATAGAATTGACAAGGGG